GTGCTCACCGATGCCAAACTCCGCAAGCTTAATGGAAAACCCATCCCAAAACTGATCGAGATGCCAGACGGCGCCGGCCTGTCTATCCGCATAACCCCACTTGGGCTGATTGTCTTCCAGTACCGATACCGGTACGCAGGTAAGGCACGCCGCATGACGCTTGGAAGTTACGACGAAATTTCGCTCAAAGAAGCGCGCGATATGGTTCAAGAAGCCAAGCGCGTCTTGGCCGAAGGGAAAGACCCCATCACAGTGAAATCCATGACGCTGGAGGAGATCGCCGGCGCAGCCTCTGTGAAAGACTGTCTATCTTATTGGACTGCCAGCGCTCAGGCTCAGCGCCTCGTGAAATTGCAGTATTGGGAGAGGGCATTTGATCGGCATGTACTCCCATATGTCGGCGATATGATAGTGGATGAAATGCAGATATCTCACTGGCAGCCAGTTTTCAAAAGGATGAGAACGAATGGGGCGGAAACCTTTGCAGGGATCATGCTTTCAAAGCTAAAGCAGGTGTTTTCGTATTGCTTGAGAACGGAGAAGATTCGCGTTAATCCTATCGCCGCGTTGAGAATTAGCGACGTTGGAAAACCTGTCGGCGTGGTTAAACGGTATTTCAGCGATGATGAAATAGGAGCTTTTTGGTTGGCTCTTGAAGGTTCCCGGATTGTTCACCAGAACAAGATCTTCATTAAATTGCTGCTGCTTACAGGATGTCGGGGAGTTGAGTTAAGGAAGGCAAAGAAGGGCGAGTTTGATGTGAAAAACAGAACGTGGCGCGTTCCTGCGGAAAATTCAAAAACGCGCCAGCCGTTTGTGAGAGGACTATCAGTGGATGCCGCAAAGCTAATTGAGGAGGCTATGTCGCTGTACCCGAACATATCGCAATTGTTCCCACCTGCGATTGTGCAGGGTGATCGCCCTATGTCGGCAGGTGTTCTATTGAACATGGCGGAACAGCTTAGGAATGAGATGGGAGTCCATGACTGGGCAATGCATGACCTACGCCGTACAGCTAAAACTAAAATGAGCGAGCTAGGGATTGAGCCCCACGTATCCGAAAAGGTGCTGGGGCATAAGCTCGGTGGTGTTCTGGCGGTATATGACCAGCATTCATATCTCAAAGAGCAGCAAAATGCGCTGGATATTTGGGCCGCTCATGTGGCGTCCTGCGTTTCATCAATGAGGCCTTGAGCGCGGAAAAAACGTATCACGTCGCAATATCTATACTGCTCGCCGCCATGGATGGGATTGGTGCCAGGCGCCGGTTTAGGGAACGGTGTACCAGCCTTTTCCCACTGCTTTTTCCTGCGCCAAAAGGTGGTTCTTGATATACCGCCCAACTGCTGTTGTATACCTTCGCGGGTGATCAATACGGGTTGAATTGGCAGGTTGCTTTTAGTCATGGCTTATCTCTCTGTAAAACGCCCATTCAGCATGCCGATCGTGTAGTTGAATCGCGGCAAAGAAATGCCGAGCAGTTCGACCTGAGCGAAATGCTTCATGATGATAGGGCGGGATAGGGTGTCGAAAGGGGTTTTCGGGTGTTGCTTAATCGCGGCGCGGAGTTCGTCGTTACAGCGTTTCGCTACTGATCTGAGTGCGTTTTGCTGAACGCTGCCGGCAGCAATTGCAGGCTGTTTACTGGGCATTGATTCCCCCAATGATCCCAGCCTGGCGCATCGCCACGGCTGAATAGTTCGATTCGTGACACGTCGCCGTAGAGCAGCTCAAGGCGCCGGCGGACTTCCCAGGGTTTCGCGCTGTGCTCGCCGAGGCAACTGAACACAACCTGCTTTACTGATGCGCTTGCGCGCTCGATGCCATGGCCGCGAACGGCGATCAACACGTCTTCGGAGTTGGCGCGCGTGTAATTGCCGCCATTCATCCGGGTTTCTGCGTTGAGCATGTCGAGCAGATCGGTGAAGTCGAAGATGGTTTGCTGCTTCAGCGCTTTGTTGAACCGAATTTCGGCCTGCTGGTTCAGCTTCACCCAAGTGAAAGCCTTCATCGTTCTGACGCTGAATCCCCAGGCCTCTGCCAGCTCGATCGCCTCCTGGCTGTGGTTGCCGGTGTACCACATCGCGAGCACGCTATCAGTGGAGGCAATAGCCCATACTGGCAGACGTTTCAGATCTGCCATGCTCATCGTGCTGTAGTGATTGCCGGCGGCGCCATTGCTGATTGTGTTGCCGTAACTCCAGGGCGGATCTGCATAGATGAGTTGATAGGTCATTGAGCGTTACCCCAGCAGCGCGCGGCCGCGTTGACGCAAAACTCTATGCGGACATTAACCCATACGACGTCCACAGCCCGCGCCGAATCGAACGCCTGGCGCCACAGTTCTGCAGCGTCCGCAAAATGGGCGCGACGTTCCGCCTCGGCTGCCTGATGAGCCAAGGATTTGTATTTGAATGACATGGTTATCTCCGGGACTAGTAGGCGCGCTGGTGGATTACGGGGGTTAGCAACTGGTTGAATTGCTGGACAAGCAAAATCATTTTCACAACTTCTGGCGGTTCACTTCGGATATAGCTGTCAGTAATTTTACCTGGCGTGGTTGGCGGCCTTGCTCTGGCGTATGTGATGTAGCTTGGATCGATGGAGATAACCCGGAAGGCCTTTTTACCTTCAGAGAATTTGCTTTTAGAAACGACAAGAGGGGAGCGCTGGATAGCGCTACGCAATGACTTTATGTGATTCTCGGTAATTTCGGGGAACTTGGATTTAAGAAAGTCGAAATGGCCTACTGCTGTGTAATAACCCCCATCATCGATGAGTAATTGCAGCATCTCATAATTGGTCATATCAGATCCTTATCTGGTTGTTGTAGCGCTCATGGCTCATGACTTCCCATGAGTTGCCGTTGTCTTTCGAAAGCATTCGCCAGCAGCGGGCCACTGGCAGCGTCAAATACTTATGCTGGTATGTTTGGTTGGGCTTCTTTTCACCCCTCTTATAGGCGCATAGAACCCCCTCAGCTTTGGCGCTGATTCGTTGCGGAATTCGTGGTTTCATTTTTACCGGTGGGTTATTTGGTAATTGGCGCCCAGCACGCGGATCGGAGACCAGGGCGACGGACTTTCTCAACAGCTTTTTCTTTTTCGAGCTTCATCAATCGCTGGCGGATGGCCTTTCCTGTCATGCCGTTGTAGCCAGCGCAGCGGAGGAGGCTTGCGACAGAATCCGGCGTTGAACCGGCAATACTGAGCCGCGAGATGATTTCGTTATCGTCGGGTAACGTGATCATTCCCACCCTCCGGCACTGCTGGCGCTGGCGGGGCGGTGTAGATCAATGAGCCAACATCCGGCATTGGTAGACCCCTGAGCACGCCAACTCTATTGCCGCTGACTTCTGCGATGTATCCCACCGGCTGCGCCTCCCGGTTAGCCAGGAGTTCAGTAGCCATAGATTTGTATTCGTCCCAGCCGCACTTACAAATCATGTTTGGGTCGGCCAGCTGTTTCAGTCTTTCGGTTGTTAATGTCATGCGACCCCCTCGACCTTGAACCCTGCGTGATGAATCTGTTCTTTTACTCTGTCAGCGCGCATAACAGCTACAGCTGTACCGTCAACCTTGATAAATCGGATATCAGGCAACCGCACCGGCGTAGCCAGCCGCTTTTCTGCCGCGAACAATGCTCGCCCTAAATCTCCGTTTTTCTTCTCCAGAGATTCGATTCTGTCCTGCTGCTGATTTATGTGGTCGTCCTGCGATGTGTTGGAGCGTTCCAGCTCGGCGATGTGCTTATCCTTCGCTTCCAGCTCTGCCAGCATGGCGAGAACGACAGCAGGGTTAGCTGCAGCCATGAATGCAGCATCATGTGCCGTTTTCAGCTCTCCTCGCCATTCAGACCGGAAAAGCTTGCATAGAACAACGCGAGAATTACCGCCTCTCGGTAATGTTACTGAGGCCTGCACTATTGAATTGAAACCAGAGCGTGAATAGTGCCAGTCACCCTGCGTTGCGGCCATTGCTGCCGCTTTCAGTTCGCTGAATTTATCCATGTTGCACCTCACGCAATTCAATAAACACATTTGCGAATGCAGCAGCCGTACGCATCCCAGCCCGCATATCATCAGGTAGTGAGTTGTCGCTATCGTCAGCTCGCGCGAGCATTTCTGCTGAAAAATCCCGGACATCAAGCTTGGCTTCCAACTCGGCGATGCGCTTTTTCAGCTCCTCGCTCTCTTCAGCGAGGGATGCGGCCGCCTCCCAGTTAACAGCCGCTTCGTGTTTCAGGGCGGAGACGTACTCTTGCGAGTAGAGTGGTTTAACTTCACACATATCTACCGGCGGCAGCGTGCGACTCATTACAACGTGACCACGGCCAGCAGTGACATATTCATACCCGTATGGATTGCTCAGTTCGCTCAGCTTATTGTCCATCAGTACTCACCCCAGCTATAAGTTGAAGCGATCGGCCCTGGCTGCGTAGCGGCAAGGAATTCACCGTTAGGAACGCTGATAACTTCCCCGCGCCGATTTATCTGCAACCCATTATCAAGGCTTACATTGCGGACGTGTCCGGCTTCCTGGAGCCCTTTTAGGCAAAGTTCGACAGTCTCTGCAGTCAGCCAAATCCGGTTGAGCTGGAACGCCTTGCGGTAGATGAATGCCTGCATGGCCTGCTCTTTAGTCAGGTGGTAGCCGGAACGAGCCGCGTTTTTCAGGCAGCGTTTCACTTGCTTATTTCCTGGTCTGGAGTGGTATTTACGCATTTGCTCAAGTGGCATATTTGGCAAGTCGTGAACATGCCAGAAAGTCTTTTCAGTTTCGCGCAGAATCACCCGCTTCCACAGCATGACTATCGGGCGTCCTTCGCTGTCGTTGCCGTCAACATAGCGGTAGCAATATTTTTTGTCGCTCATAATGCTTTCTCCTGGGCTACATGCATTCCGAATAGATAACGCCGCAGAATTCGCGCTGGCGTTCGGCACGGCGCTGACTGCGGGATGGTTTAGCTTTGTCGGCGAAATAGACTGTGCGGATTGTCGATGGCCAGCCTGACATCTGCTTTCTGTTGCTCAGCAATACCGGCATGCACAACAACCGACGCGCCGCTCTGTTGCTCTTACGCTTAGCCATGCTTCACCCCGATATCAGCCATAAACAGGCGCTCAAATCTTCCGAAGAGGAAAAGGCGCACCAGCGTTGAGAACCGCTCGCAGCTGGTGCCGACGTAGAGCTTGCAAAGCACATCCCGCATAGCGTCCCATTCATCCAGCGACTTTCCGCCTTTCTCGGCAGCTTTCACGATTTCCGAGTATTCCTGAGTTACCTGACTGCGCGTCCAGCCGCTTAAGCTGCCGATGCCGATCACTTCATCGTTCACGCTCCACCTCCCTAGCGCTGCCGCTAACTCGTGGTCTGCGATGCTCTGATGTTTCAGGTATCGGCAATTGACCGATTGGTGATGATTCACACCGTATGCACCAGCGATGCCAATAATTTTGCCCTTCCCTGAACTTCCAATCTTCTTTTCGCTCACCGCATCTGTAACAGGATTCCATTTTTTGAATGGGCGTCAGTTCATTTGCTGGCATCACTGGGCGCTCTTTCATTTGGCCTCCCGAACTGACTTGTTACTTTTCTTTCCGATGATTACGCCAAATGCTTTCCCCGCATAAGGCATCCTGATTTGCAGCAGCTCGCAGACATTCCAGATAGCAGCAAGAACCCAGCCATGCGGAGTGAACGTCCAGAACTTGCTGATAGGCCATATCCATTTATTCATGGTTTTTTCGGGCCTCCATGACATGGACAAGCAAGCCCTGGCACATAACCGTCATAACCAGGTGTCAGGTAGCGACGCTGGCCAGTGAATCGGTTTTCTACATATTCACGAGGCAATGGCAGGCCATAAGCTGGCTCATCGCAGAAGCCTGCTGGGCCTCCGCCACTCCACATTGGGACAGAGCACTTGCCTACGCCTTCAGCATTCAATTCTTTGTGGTGCTTGCTTAATGCGCTCATTTGGCCCCCCCGATTGCTGGAAGAACCGTTGTTCGCAGATAAACTGCAGCCGCCCGGAAGTTTCCCTGGGTGGTGGCTGACGCTGATTGAGCGGAAAGGGCATCAAGTGCTGCTGCAGCCTTCTCCACTCCCTGCGCCTGGATAGCTGCAAGTGCTGCGTCAGTGGCTGGGGTTTCCAATGCTTTTTCAGCATCGAAAATTAGGCTTTTCCACGGGTGAAGTGAGTTTTCTTCCGGTTCATATCCGGCGGCGTACAGGGCGTTAACAATGCGCTCTGCGATGTGGCGCAGCCCGATACTCTCCACAGCCAGCGCATTAACTCGATCAGTCAGCTCTTTGATGGTTTCAGCCATTGTCAGCTTTACCTGCAGCGTTTGGGCGTTGATCTGCCGGCTGCTGGCGAGTTCTGACAATAAGGCTTCATAATCGGAGAATTTAACGAATTCACCGTGCTCAGATTCGCGGGCAAACGGCGCAAAGCGCGCCGCGTGCATGACGTAATCAGGGGTATATCTCTGAACCATCTGGATTCTCCTTGCCGCTGGTGGAACGGTATTCATCGAGAATGGCGAGCACATCAAGCTGAGTGCCGGCGGGAAGGATGTAGGCGGTCTGGCCGTCGATTTCACGGACTTCGGCTTGCGCTAAGAGCGTGACGAGCTTGCGGGACTTTGGTGCGCTGAATTTTGGAGCGATAAAGGATTTTGTGACCTTTTTCTTGCCCGCGGCTTTGGCCTTTTCTACGTCGCCAGCCAGTACCTTGCCAGCTTGCTCGCCATGCTCTTTTACGCGCTCAACAGCGGCATCGACGGCAACAGCGCCATCTTTGACAAGCGTCTGAACATCGTGATTTGCCTGGGTGAGGGCAAGCAGCTTATCGACCGTGGCACGGCTTTTGCCGACTAGCGCGGCGATCTCATCTGGTGACAGGTTGAAGCCTGCGAGCTCTTTTACCACCTGTGATTGCTCGTATGGGGTAAGAGCCAGCTGGCTATTGCTGTTCATGATGCGCGCTATGCGCTCCACGTCGCTACCAGTGAAAGGCAGGATGGCTATCCACTCAACGGGCTTTCCTGCGTCACGGCAACGCAAATATGCGCGGTGCCGGCGGTGGCCCTCAACAATCCAAACGCCGCCTTCATCGCGTGGGCGAACCTCAAGCGGAGGAACCGGCTTTCCTGATGACAGGTGATTAAACAGATCATCATCAGCGGCCTGTGTGCGTTCATCGTCTACGCGCTTGTTAAAACCTTCCTGGACGTGAATATCGTCCAGCTTAATGAACATTCCGGAGTCAGTACGCTTCAGCGTTCCGTTGTTCTTCATCTGCTTGAATGAGTTCGCCATGATTACTCTTTATCCTTATGGTTTTGGTCGTGCCTGATAACACGGCGACCCTCGACAATGACGGCATTTTCTTCAGCCTCTAACGCGTCGAGGTAATACCAACCAGGGCGCTTGACTGGATCGCCTTTTTTCAGGCCTTCGAATTGCTTGATCGCGTTGTTAACGACTTCTTGCGGGCTTTTCCCGCGATTGGATTGATCTGACATGAGAAGTCCTTAGCCCTGCATAACAGGGCTATGTTTTGTAGAGACCAGCTCAGAAGGGAATATCATCGTCAAAATCAGGTGCGTGTTGTTGCGTGGCGCTTTGTTGCCGCTGCTGGGCGACCTGCTGAAGACGAGAGGTCGGTTGGTTGTTTTGGTTGCCAAGCATAGAGCGCTGCCCACCGATACCACTCGTTTGAGGTGCCGTGTCATTGGTTAAGCGCTCATCCTTATCCTTCAGGACAGCCAGGAGCTTATCAACGGCCTCTGCCGGCGTTCCGTCGATCGCCTCCTTGTAGGTTTTACGCGTATTGGCGCCAAAAACTTGTTTGATGTCGAATTTGTAACCGTCTCCGCCATCGTTTTTGGTGTAGAGAATTTTTTGCAGAACGAAACCGATCGGCTTTCCTTCAAGCTCTTTGCAGTGAAGTTCGATATCGCCTTCACTGTTCGTTTGCTCGGTAGCGTTGAGTTGCTTAACTTTCGTCAAGCCCATAATGGCATTGATCAGCGCCGAGCCATGCTTAAGCGGCTGGCCTTCGCGGCCTTTGTAATTTATGCGCAGGTAGTTGATTTTGCCCACGTCAGACTCGATGGAGAACTCCAT